TTTCGCAAACCTACATGAGATATGTATCTGTCAGTCTGTGAACTTAACCAATTAGCAACTTCTCTATAACTGTATTGGCGTAAATGAACTTTAGCTTTTTCTAATGCTTCTAATTCATCTATAACTGGAATTAGTATATCTTCATCTTCAGAATCAACTTCATATCCAAATGGTATAGTTCTTGATATTCTAGGAATTGACAACCATGTATTTGTTTCTTCTATCTTATCAGGTTCTGGTAAAGACCAAAAACCTATACTTTCTGCTTGTAGGCTCATTTTCTTTTTCTTTTAGTTGGAGGTTGCCTTTTTTTATTGAAGGAGGATGAAGTAATACGTAGGTTCTGTGTTGAGTTGTTCAACGGATTCATATTTATATGATCTACGTCCTTGCCATCCCCCTTTCTAACTAGCCCTCTCTTTTTTAGAGAGTTACGAGCAGCATTTCTAGATGCTCTTTTTTTCTTTTGAATAGGAGAAGCATGATATGTAGAATATTCTTTACTATAATTTCGCATCTTGTTCTTCATTTTTAGGTGGTAAAATAAACAAACCACTAGGGGCTGTTACTTCCATCTTATCAGTTTTATTGTGACCTGTTCTATCAAGCAAATCTTTTGCTGCTGTCATTTTATCTCTAATACCTAGTTCTGTAGGATTATCTAATGCACTACCCATAGCAAATGCTGCACGAGGAGCAACACGAGCTAAATACTCTTTTGTTGCATCATTAATTTCATCTTTTAAACCTTTAATAACTTCAGTAGTAGATGTATTATCTGAATAGCCAGCGAGTTGCTTAGCAATCATAACATTACCATCTGCTTGATCAAATAACAAACTCATAAATTTTTGTTGTTTTTCAGTAAGGATTTTTGGCATTATTGCTATTCTTTCTCTTTAATTTCTTTTAGTGTCTGATGTACTGTAAAGTTAACACTAAAAGATCTCCTTTCGCCTTTTGTTTTAAAAGGATATACTGTATGAAACATATGTGCAGGAAAAATAATAAAGTCTCCTACCTGTGGTTTAAACATAAAATTAGTAGCTGAATAGGGTAGAGAACTTCCGTGCATAAATTGTATATGTCCATGACTAGGATGATGGTCTTTATAATCTTCTTCCCACTCTTTTTCAATACCTTTAGGCAGTTTTAAATATCCTACACAAGATAACATGGAGTCAGGATGAACATGAACAGGATTATACTCTCCTTCAAACTGTCTAACAAACCAACCAGAAGTTGCTTGTATACTATAATTAGAGTTAGGATCTAAACCTCTAGCTCCCATAGAAGTATAAACTTCTGTGTTTAATTGATACTTCATTATAAAGTCTTTCATTTCTTCAAAAAAAGAATTTAATATATCATCAGTAAATTTAAGTTCTTCTTTAACTTTACCAACTAAAGTATCAGACCAATCTTCTAATTTATCATTCATAGAATTATTTAACTTTTCTACGAAAGAAGGAGATAATTTTTTGTAACCTATTATAGGGCTAAAAGGTGTTATAAACTGTTCATCTTGTTGAGGTAAAAAAATATTAGGCATCTTTTTTATCCTTATTCTTAGGAACTTCAACAAAATTCATATTTACACTAAAAGATCGTCTTTCACCTTTAGTTTTAAATGGATACACACAATGAAAGAGTTGATTAGGAAATACATAAAAATCTCCAACTCTAGGCTTAACCATAAAATTAGTTGATGTATAACCTGAAGATGTTCCACTTACAAATTGTATGTGTCCATTACTAGGATGATGGTCTTTATAATCTTCTTCCCATTCATCTTCTATGCCTTCAGGTAAACTTAAATAACCTACACAAGACAAACGACAACCTGTGTGTATATGTACAGGATTATATTCATTTTCAAACTGCCTTACAAACCACCCATTAACAATTTGAACACCGTAATTATACTTTTCACCATCTAATTTTTTTCTACCAAAAGTATTTCTTTGTTCACTAAAATTTTGATATTTACCTATAAAAGTTGATACTTCTTTTAAAAATAATGCATTAATATCTTCTGTAAACAATAACTCTTGAGAAACTTTACCTACAAGATTGTCAGAAAAATCTTCTAACTGATCATTCATTTTTGTATTAAGAGTGTCAACAAATTCTTTTGATAGTTTTTTATAGCCCATTGTAGGGCCAAAAGGCGATAGATATTGTTCTTCACCTTGAGGTACATAAAAATTAGCCATGCTTGGATTATACTCCTTGTCTAGATTGATAATCCTCTGCGTATGATCCTGCTACATTAAATAGCTTTTTGTGTTGTGGTACTGTTTCTTCTTTAAACCTTGTTGTATATAAGTTGCCTTTGTACATAAAAGTAGGCACTCTTTTTTGTCTTCGATAATAACTAAATGCTTTTCCAAAAGAATCAAAAGTTGGTTCTGGTTTCATTACTTCTGTTTCTTCTCCCATTGCATCAAATGTTTCATCATCTCTTTGCAAAGATGCATCTGGTGTTGTATCTAAATTAGGTGGACTAGCTTCTGCATCTGACCCTATACTTATTTCTAAATCGTTTTTAATTTCTTGTAATGCAGGTATAATATCAGCCGCTTCTAATTGAACTGGTTCAAGTTTTGTAAGTTCACCTAATTTTCTTATTGCGTCATCAAGATTGGCATTAAATTGTGTAAAGTCTAATTTTTGAGCTTGAGAAGAACTTCTTAGTCTTGGAGGTGTTCCTATTTTTGGTGTAGGAACAGTGCTTAAATCACCTAGAATAGCATCATCTGCATCTTTTCTAATTCTTGGCCCTCCCAATTTAGGGGTTTTAGATGTCTTAGGAGGAATTACTTCTGCAAATTTAAAATCATCTGCTCCTGATCTAACACCTCTACCTAATGAAGGAGAAGGTTTAAGATCTGATGGACGAACTTGAGTTGTTGGAAGTTGTGGTTTTTCACCTAAACTTCTAGAGCCACCTGAAGGACGACCTGAAGCTCGTATACTTTTAACTCCTTCAGATACATTTCTTGCTTGAGAAATTACTTGATCTACATTCTTAGTTGTAGCTTTAGTAACTTTTGTACCTTGCTCAATTAATTCTTCTGCTGCTTTCTTAGTTAGTTTCTTTGCCCCTTCTTTAGCTAATCTTTCTGCTACTTTTTTAGCAGCTACTCTTATTAGCATACCTCCTAGCGCATAAACAACTGGTACAAAAAATGCCATTTTATAGTTCTCCCTCTAATTTAATCCTGTGTAGTATTCATCTATTGACATAACAACATGTAAACGATTAGCAGTAGCTGCGGTACATTTAATAATTTCTCCTGTTGAAAGGTTCAAATCTTTTGTTAATAATTCTGCTGTAGCATTTGCACTAATTGCTTTTGTTTTAAATAAACTAAAAACACTAGTTGCACTATCTGTTAGCGTTACTGTAATTGTGTCTGCATTACCACTATCTTCTGATACTATTATAGACTTAACAATTGCACTATACTTACTAGGCACAGTATACAATGTTGTAGCATTTGTTGTTGTTAAATCAACTTTAGCATTTATGTATCTAAAAGTTACCACTAAATATCTGTACCTTTTGTTGACTCAGGCAAAACTATTCTAGGTACAATTTGACACATTGGTTTAGCTTGAAAAACTTGAGGACTCTTCATAGCTATTTTTGCTTTTTCTACTGAGTTAGCAAAACACTGTTCTTTTGATTTTACTAATTCATTGCCTGTTATTACTACACAACTTTCTGCGTATGGCGCAGAACATAGTAATATTATCGGTAGCCACAAACCCATTAGACTAGCTCAAAATGCGGGCCATCAATAAATGGTCTTCTGCCCTCTGAGCGGCGTGTATCAATATATTGGTTCATCAATTCTTCTGAAGTACCTCTAGAATCATTTAATGGCATATGCCAAGCAGCACCCCATCTAATTTGCGTTCCTTGTGCAACTGCTGCAGCTTTCATTGCATCTGCAATATCATCATAAAGATTCAACTCCCATGATGCCCTTGAACCAACATAGGCCATGAGATCAACTGCATGACTTGTACCTGTGGATTCCTGTGGTAGATGGCGGGAGTTCATTGTTTGTGATGCACCTTTTTTTACTAGCTCTGCCTGTTCACTTTTTGTACGCAGGCCACAAATCACGCCAAAGTCCACTTTACTCAATGTTATGGCTTCTTTAACAATATTTTGTAAAGCTTCATTTACACCTTCTAATCTTTCTAGGCTACGACTACTTAATTTAAATGTCATGTTATGTCCTTTTCTTTTTATTTGGTTTTTTAGCCATTGTTAAAACAATAGCAATTCCACCTTTGTTAGGCCCACACCCCTTCATTTTCTTTTGAGTAGTTCTTTTAGAAGTTGTACTTTTTTTTGTTTTAGCCATATGTGATGTCTCTCTTCTCTTCTTCTAATATAATCACTTTTATATTTTAGATTGTCTAATGGGTATCTTCTATCGCCTATATAATCTTGACGATAGCGTAGGTGTATCACCTTTTTTTCATCCCAAAAAATTTACTTACAGATCGTATCCCAAACGATGCGGCCACTATCGCTCCCAAACTTACTTGATACCAGTCAGGCATATTCTGCAATGCAATAAACCCATCAGTCACGATCTGTCGCCCCCAATCACCGCAGAAACATAGAATCAATGGAAGAGAGAATAAAATTGTTAGCCATTCATCTTTCCAACTGTTTTGTGTAGCACGTATAGCAGCAAGTTCCCAATCAATCTCGCCTGTTGCTTCTTTCATGCGTATCTGTGCTTCAGCTTTCTGCACAGCCGTTTTACCATCTATGTAACTTGTAGCGAGTCCACCTAGTGAACCTAGTATTGTTGTAATACCGCTTAGCAATTCCATTTCCTTAATGATTTATTAATTCTAGAATCAGGATCTCTAGCTGTTTTTGCAGAGGTCAACTTTGCTTTCATGCCTTTCATTCTAGAACAAAAAGACTTTCTTCTTTTAGCAGCTTTAGAACCCTTCTTTAATTTAGAAGGTTTAGTTGTAACTGCTGTTTTTAACTTAGAACCAGGATTTGCCTTTCTATAAGAAGCAACTCCCTTTTTATTAAGTCCACCACTTTTAGACTTACCTTCTTTTCTTTGCCATGCGGGTGATTTAGCCATTATCTATACGCCCTTGTTTTTTTCGCAATTTTTTTAGGTTGCTTTACAAACTGCTTACCACTCTTATTGCCTTTAGCTTTAGCCTTATTAGTAGCCGCTTTTTCTGACGCACTCAACGACTTCCAAGCAGCATCAGGCAAATATCTTCGTTTACCTTTAGAAGGTTTACCTGAAGATGTTCGCCATTTTTGCTTTCCCCAATCCTTTAAAGATTTTTGTGGTGCTTTTAATGCCATTACTTCTTTTTAGCTCTAGTAGCTCCACCTTTGGCATAACCTTTCTTTTTCATCATGCCACCTTTAGCCATGCCTTTTTTCTTCATCATAGCACCGCCTTTGTTCATCTTACCTTTGCCATCCATAGCAAATTTAGGCATCATTTTTCCTGTTTTAGGATCTTTACCCATAGGCATTGCACCACCTTTAGAGTATCCTTTTTTCTTTTTCATTGCGCCACCTTTAGCGTAACCTTTTTTCTTCATCATGTCAAGTGTCCTTTTCAGAATATAAATTATTAAATGTAACAGCAGGATCTAAGTAACTATTATGTATCTCAGCTGCATGTACATACTGGCTAGGTTTAAAGTCAGGCGCGCCCTCTCCTGTCTCCCATAAAGCAGGACTTGTGGCCCTAACTCTATTATTTGGTAATGCTACTATATTACCTGTCCACTG